GGTAGAGTATTCTATACATCAACAGACCAAGATGGTAACTTTAGAGTTGGTGAGCTGTTTGAAGTACAACAAAGAACTGGTGTTGTTAGTATCAATGCAAGTTATTTTGAATTAGAAGGATTAACTGAATTAAGATTAGGCGGAATTGTTGTTGGCGGATCAGAAGTTGTTATTAGAGAATTTTCTAAAGATGGATCATTTATTGCTAACAGTAATAATATTGTTCCTACACAGAGAGCAATTAAAACATATATTGAAAGTAGACTTGGCGGCGGAACATCTAATGTGTCTACAAATACATTAATAGCAGGTGAAATTGTTGTTACAGGCAGTACTATTGGCACCGGCGGCGGCAGCACAATTAATGTAAATCGAACTGTAAACTTTAGAACAGGGGTTGCAGGATCTATGTTAGCCAATGCAATGTTTACATTACATGGAAATATTTAACGGGTGATAAATACACTAAAGGGAGTGCCAAATGGCTGAATTTAAATTAGGTAGAATTAGATTTGTATGGAAGGGCAATTGGCTCACCAATACAATTTACTATAAAGATGATATTGTTCGCGCTGGCGGCACAACATACATTTGTATAGCAGGACATACAAGCCAAGCTCAATTTGCTCAAAGTTCTGATAATTGGCAAAAAATGTCAGACGGTCAAGAGTGGAGAGGCGATTGGGCTATTGATACACTGTACTATGTAGACGATATTGTTAAGTATGGCGGATATCTTTATATTTGTAATTTAGAACATACATCAGCATCTAGTTTAACATCAGGTTTAGAAAATGACCAAGAGAAATGGGATTTGTTTGCAGAAGGATTTGACTATAAGTCAAATTGGACTGTATCTACAAGATATAAAGTAAATGATCTTGTTAAGTATGGTGCAGTAGTATATTTGTGTTTAGAAGGACATACAAGTGCTAATAATTTAACTGACGGATTAGAAATAGATTTAGCAAAATGGGAAGTATTTTCATCTAGCTTTGATTGGAAAGATAGTTGGACTATATCTACAAGATATAAGCCAAACGATGTTACTCGCTACGGCGGACAACTTTATGTTTGTATCACAGGTCACACTTCTGCAGTGTCTGAAACAGAAGGTTTAGAAGCTAACCAATCAGCTTGGGAATATTTACACAAAGGCATAGAATACAAAGGTGACTGGGCAAGAGATACAAGATATAAAGTAAATGATGTTGTAAAAAATGGCGGCGGACTATGGATATGTACTGATTATCATACTAGTGGCGGTTATAATTCTTTTGATGATAGTAAATTTGCTATATTTGTTCCTGGTTTAGAATTTGAAGATTCGTGGGATATTGATGTAGTTTATCAACCAGGCGATTTAGTAAGCTATGGCGGTTACACCTATGTTGCTAAAACAAACCATAAAGCAATGAAGCCAAATGTAAGTCCAGTAGAATGGGACTTATTTAATACAGGATTTAAATTTTTAGGCGATTGGGGAGATGACAGCTCTGCTCAAAACTACGAAGTTGGTGATGTTGTTAGACTTAACGGTTATACATATGTATGTATACAAGAACATTTTGGACAACAACCACCAAATACACTTTACTGGGAAAGGTTAAACAGTGGTTTCTTTTGGAAAGGGGCTTGGGCCGACTCAACTATATATCAATTAGGAGATGTAGTAAGTTATGGTGTTAACTCATATGTTTGTATTGACGGACATACATCGGACGAAATAGCTGCACAAAATAGACCAGATCAAGATACAAACGGACTATACTGGAATATTATGTCGGGCGGTCCTGAAGTTTCTGTATTGACTACCGAAGGTGATATTGTTTTCTATGGTGGAGCAGGTCCTACTAGGTTACCTGTAGGAACTCCTGGACAAGTATTAAAAGTCAACTCCGATGCTAATGCTCCGGAGTGGACATACTTAGGAAGCATAAATCATATCTACTATGTTGACACAAACCAAGGTGTTGACAGTCCGTCACCTACATATGGTACAACTATTGACCAGCCATTTAAAACTGTAAGATATGCAGCAGAGCAGGTTGATAAAGGTGCTTTAAGACCAAATGCAGCATATCTTTTAAAAATGAATAAAACATTTATTCAAGCAGAGGTTACAGAATGGGTTGATTATCAAATTGCTAACAGTTTAGCACCATTTACAGGAGCATTTACATACAACAAAGCTACATGTTATAGAGATGTTGGGCAAATTGTAGATGCATTAATATGGGATTTAACACACGGTGGAAATGAAAAAACAAGAGCAGCAGCTCTAACTTATTTTGACAATGCTGGGGCACTTATTGCAGCAATAGCCGATGAAGACGGTGAAACTTCAGCAGCAATCACATATTCGATTGAAGTAATGGATGCTGTATTAAGTAACTTTGATCCAGCAGTTAACTATCAAACAACTAATAGTGTGCCGTCCCCAGTTGCTCAATATAAAGATACAGATTACATAGAAGAATCAGATGCACAAGCACAAATAGAGTTATTGGTGCCTATTATTACTAATGCATTAGATGCAGCAAGTTCAGCCGGCATTCCTGCAGAAATACAAGTTAACAGTACAATATTTGTTAAAACTGGTTCGTTTGACGAAGTACTTCCAATTATTGTTCCAAAAAATACAGCAGTAGTTGGCGACGAATTGCGTTCAACTAGAATTAATGCAGGCGGAAGTTTTGTTGCAGGAACAGATGTTCCATTTAGCTTAGATGCTATTTCAAGACTACAAGCAATTATTAGCGATGTTACACAAAATATTGGAATTACAAAATCTGTAAGTAATACAGAAGTACAAGTAACTAGTACTCCTGCAGGTAGTGCAGCCGCTGGAACAGCCGCAGCCGGCATCATACAAGATATATATGACCAAATTGATTTTGATATTAATGCAAACGGCGCAGCGCCTACACTAGCAGGAACAAATACGCCAAATACCGACACAGGTTATACACAAGCAATTGAAGCAATTGAAGCAAACAGAGTATTTTTAGTTGCAGAAATTACAGCATATATTGCAGATAACCAACCAGGAAATACTAATTACGATAGTGCAGCATGTGAAAGAGACGTTAACAGATATATCGATGCATTACAATACGATTTAATTTATACAGGTAATTATAAAGCAAAATTAGCAGCAAGATATTATGTAAATGCAGTCAATGGCTCAGAACTAGAAGATATGTTCTATATGAGAAACGGAACAGGCTTGCGTAACTGTACTGTTACTAGTTTAAATGGTACATTAGGAGCAGCTAATAGTTACGGAACCAAACGTCCAACAGCAGGCGCTTATGTATCACTTGATCCTGGCTGGGGACCAAATGACAATCGTGCATGGATTACAAATAAATCTCCGTACGTACAAAACGTAACAACATTTGGTACAGGATGTGTAGGTTGTAAAATTGACGGAGACTTACACGCCGGAGGCAACGACTCTATTGTTGCTAACGACTTTACACAAGTCCTAAGTGACGGTATTGGTGTATGGTGTACTAATCTAGCAAGAACAGAACTTGTATCAGTGTTCTCGTATTACGGACATATTGGTTATCTAGCAGAAGAAGGTGGTAAAATTCGTGCTACAAACGGTAACTCATCTTATGGTGAACACGGAACTGTAGCTGAAGGTGTAGATGTAACCGAAACTCCAATTACAGGTGTTGTTGATAACTTCTCAACTGATGCAATTGTACAAAATGTATTTACAGACGGTGATCAAATACTTCAACTAGAGTATTTAAATGCTGGCGTTAACTATACAACATCAACTTCGGCAATTAAGACTGTAACTAATATTGGTGCAGCTGATGCATTGCGTACAGTTGGAAGCTATAACGGAGTAGTAGGTACTTCATCAGGTGGTGGCACACTACAAGAATTTGATATTACTATCGAAGCAGGCGGGCTTGTAAACACCCTTACAATTGTTAAGGGAGGTACAGGACATTCGCCAGGAGATACTATTACAATTCAAGATTCAGATCTTGGCGGTGGCGGAGCAGCTAACTTAACATTTGATGTACAAGTTGTAGGCGATGCTACAGTATTTGATGTCACCGGAGACGGAATTAATGCAGAAGTTGATAATGCTAATATAGTTAACGGCGGTGTTTACGAAGTCAGACTTTTAAATACTGATGTTGACGCAGATGGCGAAGGAGACTTTGGAGGTGCTGGATATGTAGCTGCAAGTAACTATGCACAAACAGGTAATAGCACATCGATTACAATTTCGAATACTGACACTAATACAAGTGCAGCATTTATAGGAATGGCAATTTATATTACTAGTGGCTTAGGAGTTGGACAATACGGTTATATTGATACATACAATTCTGGTACTAAAGTTGCAACTGTACGTAAAATGAGCGACGATTCACAAGGATGGGATCATTTAACTAACGCAGCAATATCGTCAACATTAGATGATAGTACTGCATATTCAATTGAACCAAGAATTGTGTTCGCTGCTTCACCATCGGGCGGCTATGCAAATCTTGCAAAAGCAAGAGCAAGAGTTGAAGACGGAAGTATAGTTGAAATTAGAATTACAGATCCAGGATCAGGTTATGTAACACCTCCTACTATGACTGTAGTAGATCCTAGTAATACTATAGATGTTCCGCATACTGTACGTATTGGTGACGGTGTATTAGCACAGCCTACTTGGACTAATAGAGGAAGTACATATAGTGTTGTAGCTGTAAGTATTACAGGAGACGGTTATGCTGATAGATATCAACCTGGCGCTTATATACAAGTTGAAAATCTTGATGATGTTCCGCTACCAGGTTCTAACGTAGAATTTGCAAGCATTCCAGGAGTTTATTTCAAATTAGTAACTGTAAGAACTCTAAGAGGATCAGGACCTTATAGTGCGCTACTACAAGTAAGTCCAAACATAACAATTGCAGATGCACCGGATCATGGTGATAGTTTTGATATTAGATTCCGTTATTCGCAAGTACGTCTAACAGGACACGACTTCTTAGACATCGGTACTGGAAACTTCACTAATACAAATTATCCAGGGATACCTCTAATAGATCCTGATCCAACTAAAGAAACTGTTGAATCTGGTGGTGGTAGAGTATTCTATACATCAACAGACCAAGATGGTAACTTTAGAGTTGGTGATTTGTTTAGTGTTGAGCAATCAACAGGTATTGCAACACTAGATGCTGATGCATTTAACATCAGCGGTCTACAAGAGTTACAATTAGGTTCAGTACAGTTAGGAGGCACAAGTGCTTTAATTACTGAATTCTCAGCAGACGGTACGTTTGCTGCAGATAGTGACAACGTTGTTCCAACGCAGAAAGCGATAAAAACGTATATCACATCTCAAATTGGTGGCGGTGCTGCAACACTAAATGTAAATAGTATTACAGCAGGCCAAGTAAAGTTAATAGGAACAGAAATCACAACTCCAACAGGGGTTACAATAGATGTTACTGCACCGATGAACTTTAATGTGGGTATTAATGGATATCCGCAAGCATGGAACTATTTCTTAAAATAATGGAGAGAATTTAAAATGGCAACAGGAATTTTAGGTACATCAGACCTTAGTGCAGGCGCAGATACAACATTATATACTTGCCCTGTCGATACATTTACAGTAGCCGCTGTTAACATGGTTAACAGAGGTACTGACCCTATAACAGTTAGAGTTGCAGTGTGTGACGCAGCAACACCTACTAACGATGAATTTATTGAATTTGAAGCTACAATACTTCCTAAAAACGTATTAGAAAGAACCGGCATAGTAATGCAAGCTGGAAAACTTTTAGTAGTTAGATCTAGTGCAACTTCATGCTCTGCAGTTGCAATGGGCATTGAAACTAGTTCAGTTTAAGTAGATAAATAACATTAAGTATTAGGAGAGTACACAAATGGGAAGAAGGTTAAACAACAGTTCAGGAGCAGGTTCCGGCACACCTAGAAAAATAACCGGCGCTACAACTGAAACATACTTACAAAGTGGACAGGTTGTGCAACTTACAGGCGCAGCACCGTACACAGTTATATTACCAAATCCAGCTTCGTTTGTTGCAGTTAATTCATACTATTGGAATAACACCGGCGGTGATGTTACAGTGCAAACACCATCAGGATTTTTTAAAGGTCCTAGTGGAAACGATACAAATACGGTTGTTATTGAAGACGGGTTTACACTCGGAGTTCAGTCAGACGGAACTAATTATTATGCAGTTTGGGAAAATCTGCCAGATAAAACTGGATCAGATGGAACTGTTTTAACATCAGATGGTTATACCGGTGGATTATATTGGGGTTCAACAAATATTGCTACTAATAACGATTTAGGAACATATAATAAAAACTCTTCAATTAATATTGACCTTGTTGCTGAAGGTTATGCAACTTCTGCATCCAGTGCTCCATTAACCTTTACAGCACTAGAAACTCTTCCAATTGGCTTATCATTAACTTCTGCAGGTGTTTTAAGCGGTTCGTTGTCGACTGCTACAGAATCATCTTATACTATACCAATCCAAGTAGACGATGGCAGCGGAATTAAAAAGATTAACTTTGTACTAGGAGTTTCATTAACAAACTCTGTCCCAACCTGGAGTACAGCAACAAATTTAGGATCTGCAACAATATCTTCCGGGACCAGTATTAGTTTACAAGTAACAGCTACAGTTGGATCAGGAGCAATTACATATAGTTTAGTATCTGGTAGCTTGCCAGGAGGTACAACCTTAAATGCCAATACTGGTGCAATTACAGGTAATTCAAGCGATACTCCAGATCAAACATATAACTATAACTTTACTATTAGAGCAACAGCTAATACATTTAGTGTTGATAGAACATTTACTTACCAGTTAACAATTACACCTCCAATTGGTCAACAATTGTATACTGGATCAAATAGTAGTACAAACGGTGGCGAAGATACTTATACATGGACAGCACCTTCAGGTGTAACATCTGTAGGCGTAGCTGCAATTGGCGCAGGATCCGGCGGTCGTTATGACTGGGCAGCTTGCGGCGGAGCCGGAGGAGGATTAGCATGGGCTAACGGAATTCCTGTAACACCAGGTCAAAGCTATACAATTAAAGTAGGCCGCGGTGGCTGTTGGAACGCCAACGGCGGAGGTTATAGTTGTTTTCCAGGTGTAATAGGCGGTGGCGGCAGATGTGGTTGTTGTCCGGGTTGTTGTGTTGTTACTGCAAGTATTAATGGTAATGCAGGCGGCGGCTGCGGCACAGTCGCATATCCAAACACCGCTGGAGGCGGAGGCGGCGGCGCTGGCTACGGCCCCAACCGAGGAAATACAAACAATTCAGGTTATACAGGCTGTTATGGTGGTGGCGGCAGTGCTACAAGTCACCATAGTTCGACTTATGGAACAGGTGGCGGTGGCGGCACCGGCATTTATGGTCAAGGAGCTAACGGAGCATGTGGTAACCCAGGATACTCACACCAAACTGGATCAGGCGGCCAAGGCGGTTCTGGTGGTACTTGTGGTAGGCCAGGCGAACCGTGGTCAAACGGGCGAGGAAACGGATATAGCTGCGGCGGCTGCTTTGGCGGCGGTGGCGGCGGTGGCGGCACATCGCACGGCGGCGGCTGGGGTGGTAAAGGTGCTGTCCGTATTATTTGGGGTCCAAACCGAGAATGGCCATCAACAGGTACAGCTGATCAATAATATAGGAAGATTATAACATGTATGTAAAAATTGACGAAAACGGTGATCCAATAAGCGGAATGATACTTCCTGAAAATCTAGAATATATTTTAGGTACAAAAGAGATCACTTCTGAACTTTTAACAGAAAATGGATATGCTGAAGTACTGCATCCACATGGTCCAGATCCAGACGTTATTGGAACAGGTACAGATAAAAACTGGGAAGGTACTGACAACATTATTAAAAATGATGACGGTACATATGAAAGAGAGTGGATTGTAGAAACTATTGATGTTGCTGAAAAAGTTCGCCGTTGGATTCTTGGCCCAAGAGAACAACGTTTATTTAAAACAGATTGGACTCAAATGAACGACAGTCCGTTATCTGATGAAGATAAAGCAGCATGGGCTACTTATAGAGCTGCTTTAAGATCTATAACAGATGATAATGATCTAGCAAACATGTCAAGCCCAGAAGAAATTGATTGGCCAACACCGCCGGGTCCATTAGATGGTTCCGGTATTGGTGGTAAGTGGGAACAAGCCCCAGCACCAGATCCTGAATAATAAAAACCCGCGTTAAGCGGGTTTTTTTAATCTTTCCTTTTAAATTTTAATGGCAGTTATCTTTCTATCATAACAATTTTCCTCCCATAATCCAATTTACATTAATGCGCCTTGGCGCTTTAGATAATATAGGAGAATGTGGAGTAGTGGAATTGAATAATATTGCACTGTTTTCTTTATGCATTATTTTTTTATCTTCAAACATTGTGCCACCGTCGCTTTCATTTACATAGTATAATAAACTAAAAAAATTACTAGACTCGTGATCTGTATGCCAGCCTGTACTTTGCCCAGGGGTATAAAAATTAATTAAACAACGATTTAACCCTTCAAACTGAAACCATTCTTTGTTATCATCAATCCACCAGTCTAACATATACATTAAAGAATCTACATTTGACCAATCTTCGTAGTTAGTTGCAATATTAAAAGGTTGTTTAGCAAAACATGCTTTGTCTAGTGTAATATTATGTCCACCAAAACCTGGATAATGCCAATCAATTAATGGAGACAACAATTGATTCTTTGCTCTATTATGTAACCATGTAGGTGCAAAGTTTTCAAAATGTTTAATCATTAATATTCCTAACTGTTATTAGTTTGTTATATTCTGGCAAATATAGATACTCAATGTCGCTATTAGCAAGTGTACGTATAGCATCGTCTAAGGTTTCAACTAACGGTTCTCCCCCTAGATTAAACGAAGTATTAAACACAATAGGTACACCGGTTTGCTCATATAATTCTTTAATTATATCATAGTAATGAGGATTTTGTTCACGCTTTACTGTTTGAATACGACATGTACCATCTACATGAATAATACTAGGAATCTTTTCAGCAACACCTGGCTGACAGTTCATAGCGTACATCATGTGCGGGCTTTGATCCATACCCCTCATGTCAAACCATTCGTGTGCAAACTCATGTAGGATACTACCTGCAAATGGACGGAAATATTCACGGCGTTTTACTTTGTTTACAAAGTCTTTGCCATCCGGATCAGTTGCATCATACATAATACTTCTGTTACCTAGTGCTCTAGGCCCGTTTTCTGAACGTCCTTGAAACATAGTAACAATATTTCTATTACCGGTTACTTTACCTGTCATAAGTTCAACTACATCTTTCTTAGTAACGGTTTGAATTTCTGCATTATATTTTTTTGCTGTTAGAACAATTTCGTCATTAGTATAAGTGTATTGTGGTCCTAAATATAAACTATCTGCATACTCTCTAACGTTATTGTCGTCAGTTAGTGAATGATATCCTAGTAATGCTGCACCCATTGCTGTACCTGCATCGTTAGATATTGGTTCTACATAAAAATTAATACCTTCGTCTTTTAATTGTCCTAAATACCAATAATTAGCAACACAGTTTAGTCCATATCCTCCGCTAAGTACTACATTTTTACATCCTGACATAGCAACAGCTTTTCGAATAAGTCTTAGTACTTCTGCTTGACTTTGAGTTTGTACAGCATATGCTAAATCTCGTCTATTTTGTAATAAAGTTAAGTCATTTACAGATTCGTCTGTTGTCAGTTCTTCATATCTTCCTTCGTTAACTAATGCACCATTAGGGTATGTAGGAATAATTACATTACGATCAGAAGTCCTCCATTTACCACCATTGCCGTCTGTGTAAATTTGAGGAATTCTATCATTAGGTTTACCATATGGAAATAGCCCCATAGTTTTTCCAGCTTCAATTGGTTGCCATCCGCAATATTGTGTTACTGCTTCGTATGCTTTAACTATGCCTGCACTATCATCTAAAAATAATTCGTGTGTACTATCTTGTTCGTTAAAATCATCAGATGCCATGTTAGGTATATGTTTACTAAGGTAAGGACCTCTGCCTCCTTGGTGTTTATAAAGAGTAGTAAATTTTGCAGGATAATTACAATTAATAATACTTTCAAGTTCCCATGTCATATGGTCTTCGCCATTAATATTCATAGGAATAAATGTTCCAGCACCGTCTACAATGACACTTACTGCTTTATCAAATCCTGATCGATAAAACGCACAAGCAGAATGTAATTTATGGTGCATGTGGCTTAAATCAATGACTTGAGGATGCTCATACGGAACATCTCTTTGTTCGATAAGTCCTAATTTTCTTGCTAATCCAGTATAAACGTCATCGCCAGTAAAATCAACTTGTCCTGCTGTGTCCTTTAACGACTGAGTGTGTGCTATAAACAAATAATCAATTTTGTCTGTATATTCTAAAATTTTAACCATAGATGCATAAGGACCGCCGTCGTACTTAATTCGACTTAGGCGTTCTTCTTCAATAGAAAAAATTACTTTTCCGTCTTTAAGTAAGCATACACCCGAATTATGTCCTCTAGCAATTGCTGCTATCCAACCTGTTTTCATAAATTACCTCAGATATTTTTACTAACTGAATCTACAATTAACAACAACTTATCGTTATCTAAATCCATTAATCGTTCATTATTAATATCAGCAACTTCGTCATAACACATTCTTAATGGACTATACATTTTTTTACCTTCGCCAAAATCAATTATATCAAATGTTTTGTATTCTGGGTAAGTAACATTAATTGCAAATGTACTTCCTAGTATAACAGTTGATTTTTTATTCATACTGTGTGCTATGTGTTGACCTACGCTGTCGCATCCTAAAAAATAGTCGGCATGTTTTATTATACCTGCCCATTGACGTAGATTTAAATTTGGTATTTGTGCTGGTACGTCTTTACATCCTAACTCATTAAAATCTAACTGTTTTTCGACCATAACAATTACTGTATATTTTTCTTGTAACTTGTTGATAATCTTAACAGCATCATTTATTGAGAAGGATTTTCCGTAAGGGTCGAGATTTACTCTATCTGGTTCTAAATCAGAACCCCTTCCAAAAGGCTGAAAAACAATTGTTTTTTTATTTTTACGATCAGATTTAATATTTTTTATTGTTTCTTTTGCACTTTGATCTTCGTCTCTTGTAAGTATTAAATTTGCCGGAGGCAAATTTCTTATACCTTTTTTATTAATAGCAATATCAAACGCTTGAGAAATAGAACATTGTTGTGTATAATACTCTCTTACGTGATATGGTTCAGGCTGCAAATAATTCATATCTTCAATAATATCTGTAAATAAATTTTTATGTCGCCAGTCGTACACTCTTTTGTGAAGTGTAGGATGAGAAATAAAAAGTTCAGTTCCGTAATCAACTACTACAATAAAATTATCGTCTGGATTTTCTTGTTCGTACTGTTCTAGTGCAGGTATTGAACACAATACCCTTCCTGCCCCGCCATTAATATTAAATGCTGTATCAAATTTTATCATTATCAATTATAACTCTAAATATGTTAATGCTTCTCTTGATCCTATTGGTCCTTTAACAAAGACATTAAATGCTATACTAATTCGCTCCCAATCATCTTTATTTTGATCTACGCTGTGCATTAAAGTAGAAGGAAACACTGCAATAGTGTTTGTACTTACAGGCACTTTATAACTGGATGCATTGTATATATTGAAATGTGTCTTTTCAAAGTCTAACATTGGCTTAGGATCGTTATAAAATACAATATGATCTTCTGTTCCTGTTTGTAAATAAAATGTTCCACTAACAACACTGTTATAATGATAGTGTATGTGATGTGTTGTATCTTTTGGATTTACATTACCCCACGATTGTGTAATATAAAAATCAGTAGTAGTCCACCCCATAATATGATTTGTAAACTCTGTTACCGCTGTGACAATTTGACTTTTAATTTCAGAAAATTCTGGCAATTCAAGTATGTTATCTTCCCAGGTTGAAAAATTGCCACCTGAATTTTTACGACTGTCTAACGACTTTAAAAAATCAATAGCATCTTGATGCGGAGTTTTGTCGTTATTAACGACAAACACAGGCTGCGAAAATAAAGGGTAAATCTCAGTCGGAATCTGTTGTGTCATTATAGATATTCTCTTTTAAATAGTTAGAAAGTATTGGTGAACTGTTAGCTCTTTTCTCCCATAAATTAATTCTTTCTTGACGCTGATTAACAAAAGTATCTACAGTATCTTTAACACTAATGCCATAAGTTTTTTCTGCATGTAATACGTTAAGAATATTAAACACAAAATAGTTCATTCCAGTAGCAACACAATGCGTGCCACCTTCTATATCGTGTTTAAAATCAAACATTTTTTTGTTTGCTAGATATGCAAATCCTTTGTTAATTGTTGGTATTTGTTTAACCATATTAGGACTGAAACTTTTGTTTTTAACATCTTGCCAATAGGGGGTATCTTCTCTTATAGACAACGCATAGTGTAGTGCTACAAATTCTGCAAAGTTTTCATAAAGGTTTCTAGTTGCGGTATTATAAACATCACGATCCCACTGTGTGCCATAACCTCGCTGTAATACGCTTACTAACATTAATAAAAATTCGTGTACAGTAAATAATCCGTTTGATTCTAACGGCTCGATAAATCCTGCACTTAAACCTATTGCTACAACGTTTTTAACCCAGGTGCGTTCATGTATACCAATACGCATATTAATAGGTCTAAATGTAAGAGCTTCAACTTCGTCGGGTGTGCGTGGTACAGTCATTTTGTCACTCATAAGATGTTGTTTAAATTCTTCTAATGCATCTTCTTGAGAGATGTGCTTATCGCTATAAACATATCCTGTTCCTAATCTACTCCATAAAGGGATATTCCAAACCCAACCGTTGTTTATTGCTGTACAATTAGTGTACGGCTCAATTTCTTTTTCTTTATCAACATAAGGCAATTGGGTTGCCCATGCTTTGTTATTAGGAATAATATGATTAAACGATTCAAAAGGCTCACTTAATGCTTCTCCTAATAGTAAACTTTTCCATCCAGTACAGTCGATATATAAGTCAGCATTGTGTTTGCCTAGTGTTTTTAATGTTAAGTTATCAATGCCGTGATTACTTGTTTCTATAGAAACAACTTCGTCATCTATATGTTTTACACCTTTAGGTATACAATAGTTTTCTTTAAGCCATTTTCCGAATAGTGCAGCGTCCATGTGATAAGCAACATCAGTATCTTTTCTAAAAGGTTCTAAGTCAGACCAATCAGTTGGAAACTTATTGTTTTCAACAAATGGCATTGAAGGATAATAAGTTTTACAATAATCCTCGACAGGTGTTTCCGGATACAATGCTTTTTTAGCTTGCCAGTCAGTTAAACCTGCAGGTGTGTCATCGGTGCAAGGAGTTCCAAATGGGTAATGAAATGAACCATAATCTTTTTCATAAAAGTCGGTAAATTTAATACTTAACTTGTAAGAAGCATTTGTATGTTTCATAAAATCTTCTTCATCAATATCAAGAGCAGACATCCAGTAACGTATGCCACCTAGTGTGCTTTCGCCAACGCCAACAGTTGGTATATTAGAACTTTCGATTACCGTAATTTCTTTTTCTGGAAAAAATTTAATAAGAGTTGCAGCAGTCATCCATCCTGCACTTCCTCCTCCTACTACTGTTATTTTTTTAATTTCTGGCATATGTACTCCTAATATTAATAATTATCAGTATCATTGTTCTTTAATATCAAGATCTGATATATAATTTGTATAAGAGGAATCTAAATGGAAGAAGAAGTTGAAATAAATTTTCATGAACCAGCAAACTTAGGATTTGTTGTTTGTAAAGTGCCGACAGAAATACTCAATGAAATTAAAAAAGAAGTACAAGAAGTACAAGAAGACTTTGAAAAAGCAGTTGATAACCGACATAATTTAGTTGGACATATTAATAACGAGTATACTTTAGAAAAAAGCAAACCTTTTCTAGAACCGTTCCTTTTAGAAATAGGCCAGCAGTATAATAATAGATATAACTATGTTTCAACTGTAAGTGGCGTTATGAGCGGTAAAATAGGTTTTGATTTAACTTTAGACGGATATTGGGTTAATTTCCAAAAAAAACACGAGTTTAATCCTATGCACCATCATGCTGGTGTTTACAGTTTTGTTATTTGGTTAAATTTGCCTTTTAATCATAAAGATGAAGAAGCAATATACCCTATAGTAAACGGAGAAAATAGAACATCAAAGTTTACATTTCATTATACAGATATTTTAGGAAATTTAGGTCTTTACAGTATTCCTGCAGACCGAGATCTCGAAGGACATTTAGTTTTCTTTCCGTCAAAATTAAATCATAGTGTTAATCCGTTTTACACTTCAGATGATTATAGAATAAGTGTAGCTGGTAATTTACAAATAAAACCCAATGTCGAATCTATTTGGAGGAAGAAATGAACTTTTGTATAGTCGGTGGCGGCACAGCAGGATTAGTCTCTGCTTTGATTATAAAAACTAGATTTCCGTATAGTGATGTTGATCTTGTAAAATCAGACAAAATTGGAATTATAGGTGTAGGTGAAGGATCAACAGAACACTGGCAAACTTTTGCAGATTACGTAGGAATATCTAACGAAGAACTTATTAAAGAAACTGATGCAACTTTTAAAATTGGAATTATGTTTGAAGACTGGGGAGTTCCAACATATATGCACAGTATACAAGATGGTTATAATCTTCAATTACAAAATGAATATCCATACATTTACGGTAATATTATAAAAGAAAATGTACATTCGGATAATTTATCAAGTAAATCGTTTTGGGAAAATAAAATTAATACTTGGTATGTTAAAAATAATGTATCCCCAGTTGCACAATACCACTTTAACACATTTAAATTAAATCAGTTTTTAACAAAAAAAGCATTAGAAAAAGGTGTTAAAATTATTGATGACGAAATTACTGATATAACACATGACAAGTCTGGTAATATAGTAGAATTACGTAGCAAAGATTCTGCGTATAGATATGATTTTTACATTGATAGCACAGGATTTAAAAAACTACTAATTACTTCGCTTGGTGCTAAATGGGTGTCGCATAAAGAATTTTTACCAACTAATAATGCAATAGTTTTTCAAACACCAGACACTGAAAATTATAACATGTGGTCACTGGCTAAAGGTATGAAATATGGCTGGATGTTTAGGACACCAACATACGGACGCTGGGGTAACGGATACATTTATGACGGTGAGTTTTTAACACCGGATCAGGCAAAACAAGAAATTGAGGAAACACTGGGATATGAAATAACTATCGGAAAACACATAAAGTTTGATCCTGGTGCATTAGATAAAACATGGATCAATAATTGTTGTGCTGTTGGTCTTAGTTCTAGTTTTATAGAACCTCTAGAAGCGTCAAGCATTGGTGCTACAATACAACAGGTTTTTATGCTCATTAATTCAATACCAAATTATGATCAAGAAGCAATCGACCAATATAATAAGTCTTATAGATCTGTAGTAGAAAACATCCGAGACTTTATTGTTTTTCATTTCCAATGTAAACGTAGAGATACAGAGTTTTGGAAAAAGGTTGCTAATTTGCCTGTTCCAAATAGTTTACAACAAAAAATGGATTTATGGAAAAATAGACTTCCTTGTGAAATGGATTTTGACTTAGATTCAAAATATGTGTTATTTAAAGCATTACATTTTTTGATGGTTGCACACGGTGTTGAACATTTTAATATTTCTAAAATTAAAGAAGAGTTTGACTCATTACCTAATGATATTAAATTTGATGCAAACAATGTTTGGACAAATTTAAAAAAAGAATATGATCCTAATGAAGATTTTATTACACATAAAGAATTTTTAAAACTTATAAGAGAAAGCTAATGACTCCACATAAAATTATTGTCGTCGGTGGCGGCACAGCAGGTATAATGTCTGCAACATATTTTAAAGCATACTGGGGAAATTTAGTCGACGTTACTGTTGTTTATGATCATAGCTCTCCAGGAATCGGAGTCGGAGAAAGTTTAACACCTATATTTGATACATATCTAAAAAGAGTCGGAATAACTACCCAAGATTTAATAGAAAACTGCCACGCTACTATTAAGTTAGGATTAAAGTTTAAAAATTGGACTAAAAATTCTACTGGATATCACAGCTTTCCTTTAAATCAAAATATAGAAGATTTAACTAACATAGATTTAGATTTTTATCTACCAGAAGCAGGTGAAATATTAAACAATAATTTTCAACAAGGTATATCTTATAATGATTTATTTTTTGAAACAAATAAAATTCCTAGTAACGATCTCAGTAGTTTTAGACATGCATTGCATGTAGATGCAAATAAATTAGGAAGATATATTGAATGGAGATTTAAAGACTATTTAAACATAGTAGACGGAGTAGTTGAAACTGTTAATTTTAAAAATAATAAAATAGATTCTTTAATATTAAAAAATGGAAACACTATAACTGGTGATTTGTTTATTGACTGTTCAGGTTACCAACGGTTGTTAATAAGCAAGTTAACGTCTGATTGGGTAGATATTTCAAAAGACTTGCCTACAGATAGGACAATACCAAATCCGTTGTTTAAAGAGTTCGACACAATACCTGTTTATACAACTGCTGAAGCAACAAAAGACGGATGGATACTGGATGTACCTTTATCAAATAGACACGGTACTGGTTATGTATATTCTTCTAAGTTTACATCAGACGACGAAGCTAAAAAAGAATTTAATAGTTGGTTATTAAAAAACTACAATACAGAATTACAATCAGACAGAGTTATAAAATTTAAAAACGGATATCATAAAAAATCTTGGGTTAATAATTGTTTGTCTATTGGGTTAAGCTCTGGATTTATAGAACCATTAGAAGCAACGTCAATTCATTTAGTAGTTATACAATTAGAAATATTTGCAAAGTTGTATAATTTAAATTCTGAAGAGGAAAACTTTAATCAAGAAGTATTTAACACAGAAATAAGAAACTTCTATGAAAATGCATTTCAATATATTAGATTTTTTTACGATACAAACAGGACTGACAGCGAATTTTGGAAATACATGACTAACAATCGACCCCAGTGGTTAAAAAATTTAAATAAACAATTATCTAATGGGTTCATAAATGATATTCATTTTTCAAACAGCCTTGCAATAATGTTTAGTAGTCTTAGTTTTATTAATATTGGATATTATCATAACAAATTTAATCCTACCGCTGTTAGAAAGTATCTCGAAAACAAACACTTATACAACAGGTGTTTAGAAGCTGATACAATAGTTACAAAAAACAAAACAAAGATTTTTAACAGTGCAGTTGATCATACCTTGCTTATTCGATCTATTCTTAGTAAGATAAATATATAAAAGGGTATCACTATTATGGCAAACAATTTTACGTTTAGTACAGGTATAAACAATACAGTAAAATTAAACAACAATTCGGGGTTTAGTTACGAAGGACCTTGGAAACAATTATACAATAATACATTAGTTGAAAAATGGTATCTTGGAGATTTTTCTAGCGCAGAATTTACTATATCAGCTGATTATGACAATACTCACAAAGAAATACTTAAATGTCTAGTTACAGCTGGCATTGATGTAGCAAACGTAGTTATCTATGCTAGAAGTAATTTTGGTGTAGACTTAATAAATCTATCAGTTACTGTAAACGGGTCAAGTGTCGAATTACTTGCTAGTCCAACTTCTGAGGTTTATGCAGGAACAAGATTTATACATACAGGATCGTTTTTTGGAAATCAGAAACCATTAACTCCATGATAAATACAATAGCGGAGGAGTTAAATGTCAGTAATTAATGGACCTTTTAGATCACAGTACGGCTTCAAAAGCCCTAATTTTACTGTTGACAGTGACGGCAATATTATAGCAACTAGTATTACGGTATCTAACACAGGACCAGTTGATCCTGAAGATCCTACTACTTCTGCCAGTGATTTTAGATTTACAGAGCAAGCTGGAAATTTTAGATTTGTTACTACTCCAGGAAATAATCCATCAATTACACTGAAAAGAAATAAAACATATTCTTTTGAGTTAACTAGTTTTTCAACATTAACATTTAATATTTTTAGAGATGATTTAACAACGTTATATAATACAGGATTACGTCATACAGATGGTACTGCTGGATCAAATGCTCAAGGAAAAGACACCGGTATTTTGTATATTGATGTTGCATTAAATGCTCCGAACACATTATATTACGCAGACGCCACAGGAACAGTTTACGGAGAAATTACTGTAGAAGATCCTGAAGGTCTTTTTAGTACTGTTGACATTAACAGCACTATAGATTCAACATCTGCAACAACTGGAGCATTAACTGTTGCAGGCGGTATTGGATTAGAAAAAAGTTTAACAGTAGGCGAAAATGCAAATATACTAGGTAATGCAGATGTTGGCGGGGCATTAACTGCCCAAGAAGTAAATGTTGATGGTATCGGAATTGCAAAATTAGAAACAGGTACTAACTTAGAATTAGTTGCAGGAAACAGGATAATAATAAAAGTTGCTGATGTCAGAATAGCTAATTTAACTAGTAACGGATTTGAAAATGTTTCTATCTCTAATTCTACAATAAATAGTAGTACAATAAACGATACAGTAATCGGAGATATAACGCCGTCTACAGCAACATTTGAATCTGTGTTAATAAATGACGTTACAACTTCGCCTAAGAGTGCAGCAACTAAAAGTTACGTTGATAGTAGCGCAACTGCACTAGCAGTAGCATTTGGAATATAAAAATGGCAAAAAAGCAAATTAAAAATTACGTATTTAAACCAGGGATAGGCTCAAACGATTATGTTTATCCAGATGCATACAGTCTTTTAAGTAGTAATAGAGACTTTATTATTTCAGAAGCAACTCAATACATTGCCCAAGAAGTAATTGATGCTACAAAGTGTCAACGAGATATTGGATATATTATTGATGGTGTAGCAGCAGATGCAGTACTAGGAACTAGTTATAATGCATACTTTTTAGGTTTAGCAGAATATAATAGCTTAGACATTTCTAAAACAGTTATTAGAACAATTGAGCGTACAAAATCAGAAATACAAGCTATTCCAGAAGTATTAAGTGAAGCAACTTTTAATGCACGTATCGGAAGTTCTATTGATGAAATTCTAAATATTATGCAGAATGGTAGAGATGCTGCTAATCCAGTAACATATACCATTCCAGGAGGTGTTGCACCAGATAGACAAGCAGCTCATACTAAAATTATAGAAAATTTAAATTTTATGGCTGCAGAAGTTAATGCCTGGGTAGATGTAAATTATCCTTTGCACGATCACGATGTTGACAAATGTACACGAGATGTAAAATATGCATTATTAGCAGCAGCATATGATGTCCTTTATCAAGGAAATAGTGCAAGTTACGACAGTGCAAAGTTTTTTAATAATTATGCCGCTGCTGGAAATACAGGAATTACAGCCGAACATCAAGCACAAACAGTTGCAGCATACAGACATTTACAAACAATAATTTCTGATGTAGTACAAGGAATATCTGTTAGTCCTTCAACTGGAAATTCAACTCCACAAGTAACAGCTGGGTTAACAGCAAACTCTGCAACAGGTACCGAAGTTTCTAATCTAATAGATATTGTTGCAGATGTTGTAGAAAATGGAACAGGAGCATTACCCGGTATAAGAACTGCACCAACAATCACATTATCTACTGCTGGCGAGCAAACAGCATATAACCAAATTCTTACTGACAAAACAGATATTATAGATGCTGTTACTTGGTCACCAACATATACATATAACCAAGAAAAATGTGAACGAGATATGGGTTACGTTGTTGATGCATATCTTTATGATCTTAGATATGGCGGCAATCATAAACTATTAAACACAATTAAGTATTATTGGGAAGAAGATGTAGCACAAGTAGACGGAAATAGAATTCCTGAAATTGATACACATAATTTTATTGGTGATTTAATCTTAGATTATATTTTTACAAACACATCTTGGGCAAATGTAGGATTGATTCCGCAAACAGTTGATGTATCTAAAACAACAGAATCAGGAGCTATTACTAAAATAACTTCATTAGTCGGCTCAACAGTTGCCGTTATTACTAACGGTTTAAGCAGTATGCCAGCAGAAGAAGAAACTGGTGTAGGTTATGTTAAGATTCAAGGCAAATATCAAAGCAATACATTGCTGTTAATTACAAATACTACTAAAAATGAAGTCATTTACAACTTTAGTAACAGTGATTTAGGAGCCTCTGTTACTATAAAAGATTATGGTGATGATGATGATTTTGTAAAATATTTGCAAACTACTGATGGTGTAACTACAATAGAATTAGTTTACAATACTTCTACCCATAGCGCAACCGATGATATTCAAATCTTTGTAGAAGAACAGGAAGTAAGAACACGCCCATACGATTTTGGAACAGATGCAATTGAACGTATGCGTATTGCACCTCCGTTAAGTATGCTTGATGCTGACTTTGAGTACGGATTACAGCCTACCAAATGGAGTGCTATTGCAACAATGCGTGGATATCCGAGTGTTTATGAAATTCCGGGTACAGACACTTCAGTATCTAGCGTAGTAACTGACGCTTCTACAGGAACAAACGGTGTAGGACAATCATTAATTACAGTTACAACTGCAGGTGCTCATGGATTTGATGCAGGAACTCCGATCACTATTAAAGCACTTGAAAATAGTGTATCTGGTGCAGCAAGAGCCGAAGGATCGTTTGTAATAATTACAGTACCAAGTTCTAATACTTTTACTTACTATGCAAAAGCAAAAGTAGGATTAACATCAGGTGAAGTATTATCAACTACATATACACAATTAAGACAAGCTGGATTTTATACAGGTGCAGCAATTGGTAAACCAACATTTACTGTGATTTCTAATGGTTACAACGGTACAGCGACAACAGAATTAATCACAGCTTCCGGATCCAATAAAATTGCATTTAGTGGTGACGTTCCAGAAATTGGCGCTCCGCTAACTCATCCTAGTTTAAACACTGGTACACAGGTAACTGGTGTAGCTGGATCGGGTGGTACTGTAGTAACACCGACAGTTGTAGGCTCTTACGGAGCAGGCGTGTCTTCTATAGAAGTAGCAAGTGCCGCTGGTATTGTTCCTAACTTATCGATAGACAGGGGCGATGGGCAAGCAATTCACGTTGCATCAGTTAACGGAACAACTATTAATTTTGACGGTACGACAACATCACCAATTGTTGGAAATTATGAATTATATCAAGGTGTTGTTGGAGTAATACAACAAGGCGTAGGAACGAATGCAACTTTTGATGTTACTAATACTGGAGGCGTTTATTCTGTAGCATTAAATACTGCTGGTACCGGATATCAAATAGGTGACAGATTAACAATTGCCGGCGCATTTTTAGAAGGTGACAGTCCAACTAATGATATAAAAATAACAGTACAAACAGTAGGCGGAAGCGGAGAAATTTTAACATTTACCTTTACAGGTGCAGGCTTCACTGGCACAGGAACGATATCAGGAGTATCACCAAATGTTAATGGTGGAATCGGCGCTGATGCAATTATTGATATTACATATACTAACAATGTTTATAGTGCATCTGTTGCTACACTCGATACATCTGTAGATTATGTTGTACAAGATAGATTAAAGATTACCGGTGACGTATTAGGCGGTGTAACTCCAACTAATGATGTAATTTTAGTTATAACAGGCGTTGGAGTAAACGGTGAAATTACTGGTATTACTGCATCAGGTACTGCACCCGATGCTAGTGTAGATTATACAAACGTATCTTTTTCTACTACTGGCGCCGGCGTAAATGCTCAAGTAGATGTTTCAAGAATTGGAACAATTTATGCTGTTAATATTCCAACACCTGGTACTGGTTATGTTGTAAATGATACTATTACTGTAGCAGGTAATATTCTTGGTGGTGCGACACCTGCAAACGATGTGACTATAAATGTTGATGCTGTAGATGGCGTTGGTGGAATCACTGCTTGGTCAGAAAGTGGGGTAGCAGTCAATACAGCAAATTATCCAAACCAAGCCCCTACAAATATAGTAGGTAGCGGAGCAGAATTTAGTATTGATATTGCAAGTAGTACATATACTGCAAATGTAACAAGCGGTGGTTTAGATTACGGTGTCGGCCAAACATTTACTGTATTAGGTACCGATCTGTACGGTAGTACAACTGCAAACGACTTAACAATTGAAATTGTTTCGGTTGATGTCGCAGGAACAATTACTAGCGTTTCTGCATCAGGTACTGCCGTTTCAGGAAGTGGTACATTTAATAATAGTACTGCTACAAACGAATTTGCTCTAGGTAACGGAGCAACATTTGATATAATTAGAAGCAATAATTCATATACTGCTGCTGTTGCACTAGCAGGACAAGATTATCAAATTGGGAATAGAATATTAATTTTAGGATCACAATTAGACGGCGTAGACGGTGTTAATGATTTGTTATTAAGAGTAGCAACTATCGGAGCAAGTAATAGCATTGATAGTATAACACAAGATGCTGCAACCGGTGTCTCTGGAGACAGTGTTCCGTTCATATCTACAATAACAATATCTGATTTATCAACAGCATCGATAGGAATTGGACAAAACATTACATTTACAGCATTGGCTACTTTAGAAGTTACCTTTGATAACGCACATGGCCTAGTTCCTGGAAACACATTTATTGTTGATATTAATAGCGGCGACGGTGTAAATAACCATTCTCTTGCATCTGGTGCATTTTTAGCAACAGTTATACCTGATACAAACAAACTAAGATACGTAGCAAGAGCTGTAGGAAATATCGATACTTCAGCAGATAGTATTAGCGGTGTCGTTTATCCGAGACCAGATTCATTCTTTATTCATAGACCTTATGACGGTGGTGTACAGCTAGGTACAGGTGGCCCACAACACGGTGCGCAAGCAATACGTCAAAGTAAAAAGTATATTCGTTACCAATCAGGTAAAGGCATTATGTATACAACTGGTGCGCTATTTGCACCAAGTTATGATTTAAAATCTGTAACGTCAAATGGGACCGAAGTTGGCTCTGTAATTACAGTAGAGACTGATGATAATGATCACGGAGTTCAAGTAGGCGGTGTAATTCGTTTATTAGGAATTGAAACTCCGGGATACAACAGTGGAAACGAAACAGCATCACCGCCAACATTTGATTATGAAGTTGTTAATGTTCTTGACGAAAGAACATTTAACGTTTTAGCTAAGAGACGTTTAGGAAGTACTAATGCTAAACTAGGATTTTCTGCACAAATGTCAGTAGTTAGTTGGCACGGCGCTACAGTACGCTCGGGTATCTTTGATGATCAAAATGGTATTTTCTGGGAATATGACGGCACAAACCTAAGTGTTAATCAACGTACAGGAACTAAACAACTTGCTGGAACAGTATCAATTGATGTTGATAATAACTTAGTTGTAGGAACTAATACTAGATTTAGAGATCAAGTTGTTGCAGGTGATAGATTTATTATCAAAGGTATGACACACGTTGTAAGCCATGTAATTGATCAAACAACATTAACTGTTACACCAGACTTTAGAGGTGTATCAAATGTTACTGCTGCAAAGGCAAATCTAGTATCAGATAAAAAAGTTAAACAAGAAAACTTTAACTTAGATCGTTTAGATGGAACCGGACCAAGTGGATATAATGTAGACATTGCTAAAATGCAAATGATTGGTATTCAGTATTCATGGTATGGTGCTGGTTTTATTGACTTTATGGCACGTGGTTCAGATGGTAACTTTGTATTTGCGCACAGAATGCGTAACTCAAACATAAACACAGAAGCGTTTATGCGTTCAGGTAACTTGCCTGTGCGTTATGAAGTTACTAACGAAGGACCTCCAGGCAAACTAGTAGAAGCAATGGATGCGACACAAACTTCACTAGTTCTTGAAGATACTAGTTTCTTTCCAGAAACTGGATTTATATATATTGACAATGAAATAATAAGTTACAGTGCTAAGAATGACACTACAAATACTTTAAGCGGATTACAAAGAGCAGCAACACTAACAAACTTCCAAGCTGGTGCTTCAAGGGATTATCAAGCAGGTGCTGCCGCAATACACAGCTCTGGTACAGGTGTAGTATTAATTAGTAACACTATTACACCGCTTATTAGTCACTGGGGTAGTGCATTCCTAACAGATGGCGGATTTGATGAAGATCGTGGTTATATTTTCTCATACGCTGAATCGGGTGTTGAAGTTACTACAACAAAACAAACAGCATTTATGATTCGATTAGCACCTAGTGTATCAAATGCTATTGTAGGTGACTTAGGCGAACGTGAACTGCTAAACCGTGCGCAGTTACTACTACAAGGTCTTGAAATTACATCAGACGGTGTTGACCAATCAAATAATAGTATTACAGGTGGTATTGTTGTTGAAGGTATTCTTAACCCGCAAAACTATCCTCTCAATCCAAGTGACGTTGGTTGGTCGGGACTTAGTTCACTAGCACAAGGTGGACAGCCTAGCTTTGCGCAAGTTGCTGCCGGCGGTTCGGTATTATGGTCAACAGGACAGGCTGCGACAACAGCACAAGCAACAGCACAAGCTACTACAAACGTTGATCTAACCTCTATTGCAGGCGGGTGGTATAGTAGTGAAGTTAGAGTTTCTGTAAGTGAGTATGAAACCCTTGGACCTGTAGCTATAGGCTCAACAGTGACACTAGTTAACAACAATGGCGGTACAGGATACATACTCGGCAACACTACAGTTACAGCAGTTAATATTCGAAACAACGATGTAAGAATTAGATTGAGTCAGAACTGGATTCAATGGATTGGTCAAGGTTCTACTTTTAGATTTAGTGTAGGGGCAGACTTAACAAACAGAAACTTTGCATTCCTAACTAAAGCAAGTGTTGATTCAGCAGGTATAGCCAACGGTACTGCTGTTACTAGCGGCGGCTCTGTGTCGTTTCCTGCTAGTACACTTGTTTCTAGTATCACTGCGTATGAACACGGTACTGTTGATTACTATAGGATTACATTTAACAATAACTTTAACGGAACACTAGTACAAGGCACAGGAACAATCGAATTTGAGTTTGTTCAACCGCCTTATGCACAACCAGGAGAAACTGTATTCTCGTTCATTGCGGTACCAGGTGAAAGATCGACTGTGGACTTTAGCGAATTGAAAGAACTTACAAATACCACATTAGGTGGTAGAGGAACATTCCCAAATGGTCCAGATGTTCTTGCAATTAACGTGTATAAGGTTTCGGGTGCAGCTACAAATGCAAACCTTATTCTAAGATGGGGTGAAGCGCAGGCTTAATGCGCTTCATCTTTAAGCCACTGGCTAAATGAATACAAATCATCGAAGATAATTGTTTTATCTTTTAGTTGTTGGTATTTAGATTCTTCTAATTTTTTTTCAGTTATTTTACCGTATCCTGTTCTAACTAAAACAGGCTTAACGTCAAACCTTGATGCAAATTCAAGGTCGCTTATTTTGTCTCCAACATAGTATCCTTTGTAAAATGATATTAAATAATCTCTTTGTGCTTGTAAAAACATACCTATGTTTGGTTTTCTAAAGTTGTCAAATTCGTCACTTCCGGTACTATACAAGAGTCCATCTAGTTTACACCCAGTTTCATCAAACAACAGTTTTTCTAAATACTGGTGTACAGTATGAACACTAAAGTCGTCCATATGACCTTTACTAACACCTGCTTGATTAGTAAGAACAATTGTAGCATAACCTAAGTCTTTAATTTCTTTTATGGCTTCTAAACTTCTAGGAATGGGTTTAAACTGCTCTTTTTTAGAAATATAAGTTCCTGTATCTTCATTAATTGTTCCGTCTCTATCTAAACCAATGACTATTCTTTTATCCACTTTGACTATCTCCAGGTATAATTCTAAAATTATCTTCAACACTGTCTGCTGTACTTACTTCAGTAATACTAGAATTTTCTTCAAGTGCTTCTAGTTGATGAGGTTGTAATGGAGGATTATGCCATGTATCACCTTCTTTTAATTCAGCCTCCATAAGTGTTGCAGTATTTGTATCAATCCAACGCAATTTAAATCGTCCATTGTTAACAAACCATGTTTCATCTTTTTCTCGATGAAAGTGCATACTAAACTTTGATCCTATATTTTTAAAGACCATAATTTTACCACAATACTTGTCGTTAGTTGCCCAGATTAATTCATAACCCCAACCCTTTTGTACAACACCAGATAATCTTTCAGTTTGGTTAGACGTTTGCATTTATATAATCCTCTACTTTAATCCAATCGATATCAATTACAGAATTTAACTTGTCTAAATTTGCACAAGTAAAGTCTTGATATTGTGTTTTTAAATTTTCTGGAATTGGCACATATCTAATTTCTGCATTGTATTTGTTTGCAATTTTGTTTGCAATTTGATAAAAACTAACACTATTGCCAGTACCAACATTCCAAATCCCTGATTCATCGACACCGAGCATTTTTTCATGTACTTTAGCAACGTCCTCTACGCAAACAAAATCACGCTTGTATTTTTCACTATTTTCAAATAATGTAATAAAACCGTTTTCTTTTGCCTGTTGTGTAAATTTAGTTACCGGTGATGCTTGATCACCTTTGTGATCTTCTCTAGGACCATATACATTAAAATATCTAAAACCTTGTACAAGTATTTCAAAATCTTGACTATGTTGTGATATAAATCTATCAAACAAATATTTTGACCAAGCATACGGTGACTGCGGCAATAGCGGACCGTCTTCTTTAAAATGTGTTGGCCTATAGCCGCCATAAACGCTTGCACTTGAAGCATATTGAAAATTAGTCCCCATCATATCACATGCCTGTACCAACCTCACGCTGTATTCAAAGTTTTGTTCTAATATTTTATCTACATTAGTTTCAGTTGTACTACTAATAGCACCTAAATGTATTACCCAATCATAACTAGACGGATCTGGTATTGTGTTAGGAACATATTCCCATCCTTCAACTTCATGACCTTGCTCTTGTAAATACAATGCAAGATTTGATCCGATAAATCCTTTATATCCTGTAACTAATATTCTCATTTGCTCTTCTCTATAATACTTGTTGTACTAAATCCTTTTACTGTAGGAATAATTTTTACAGGCACAATGTCATGCCCAACTACTTGTTCTACAGTGTAATCTCCACCCTTGACAATCATGTCAGGATTTAGTTTTTTAATTAGTTCGTATGGTGTATCTTCGTCAAAGACAACAACTTCATCTACCCAAGACAACAATTCTAATTGTTCTTTGCGTGTTTGTTCTGTGTTTATAGGACGACTATTTCCTTTAAGACGTTTTGTACTAGCATCACTATTAATACCTACTACAAGTTTTTCTCCTAACGCACGAGCTTCTTTTAATAAAGTAAAATGACCTCTATGTAATATATCAAATACACCGTTTGTAAAAATAACACGTTCTTGTAAATCTTCAGGTTTAACTACATATGTGCCAACATGCTTAACTGATTCTGTTGCACCTTTTGCAGCTAGTTTAAGACAGTCGCTGTAACTTTTTCCTCGACTCATTCCGTAAACAAATGTAGCAAGAAAACAATCACCTGCACCTGTAACATCATTTACTTCGACAGGATCTGGTTTAATTTTGTAATATATTCCGTCTATGTCTGCAATTATATCTTCGCCTGCAGAAGTAATAATTAAATTATTTTTCCATGCTGCAAATTCAAATGTATGATATTCTTTTTTGTTAGGTTTAACTAACCAAGCACCTTGATAAAAACTATAATGACGTTTAGGATCTACAATAATTTTACAATCATATTTGTTGATGTGTTCTATAATTTGTTGTGAATATTCTAGTACACCTTTATTATAATCACTTAGTATTACAACATCATACTCACTAAAATTTTTCTCTTTTATAGTATTAAGTGCTTCTTTACTATTAGTTTCAAAATCTTGATCTATACGTGTAACGTAATGACCATCACACAGCACACGAGTCTTAATACATTTAGGCGACGATAAGTCTAACATTTCTACATCTACACCTAAGTTCAATAGATTAAGATATACGAGGTATGCACCACCCCATTGCTCCCAACTATCTTGCTGACTAACAACAGGCACAGGAGCTTCAGGACTCAATCGTGTTGATGTTCCTGTGATATATTTGTCAATAATAATGTCGCCAATAACTAAGACTTTCATGCTTTATTATACTACATCAGTTATTATTAGTCAAGTAAATCTGCCATGCTAAACACTGTTTCTAACTTAGCACGATTTATTTTACTTTGAAGGGTATTACGTAGGCCTTTGTGCAACGGCATTGGCCAATTATTGTAACTAGCCCATGCATAACCTGTATGCTCGTTGTTAAGTACTGGAATAAATTCTTCGCGTATTACACACAAATATGTGTGAAATTGAAAATGTTGATCTGTACTTATAAAGGTTTCTAATGGAATTGTTTTTTCAATTGTAGGAACCTGGCCTACTTCTTCTTGAATTTCTCTTTGTAAACCTTCCCACGGGGTTTCGCGTTCTTCATTAGTGCCGCCTACAAGACCCCAAACGTTTGAACGCTTTCCGTTGTTTCTATATAAAAATAAAAATCTTTTAGTATCTAGTGTGTAAAACAATGCACCACTACAAATAATATTGTCCATACAAATAATTATCCGTAGAGGTCAATTCTCCATGTGCCAACTGGATAATCACCTTCAACGCTCATTAACCAGGATCCATTTGAATATCTATACTGTATACCTGTGTTTAAGTTTGTTGTATAAGTAGTTTCGGTAATTTCACTAGCATTGAATATAATGTTCCATTTAGAACCATCCCATTCTACAATATCATTACCACTAGCAATTAGACCAGAACCATCATTATTTCGCCATGCCTTAGATACTTCTTGGGCATCTTCATTCCCTACATCATCTAATAGCAATAGTCTAACACCCGAAGCACGAACTCCTTCGGGGTTAAATCTTGTAGGATCTATAATATAATCTATACTTGTTCTGTCTCCTAATGAACTAGTAATAATACTATCAGAAGGGAAACTGTCTGTGTCCCAATTAATTTGTAATGCTTTTGGATCAAATGGATTTACACTAATTGTTCCGGTAACAGTATTATTTGAATCGTCAATGCTAGTTAAATAAATTCTACTAACATCTGCAAGATAATTTCCTGGAAGTGCTTCAAATATTTCATCCCAATTTATTCCACCTACAATACCATTTGCTATAAGTTTAGCAGTAAATCCTTCTATGTATACACCGTAACCTTTGTAGTTAACATTAGCCATTTGATCTGTTAAATCAGTTGCAGGACGTCTACCAAACTCATTTTCAGTAATACCCGACTGAGTATAATCATCATATGCATTAACTTCTGGTGTACTTACTCCTGTTTCTATGGTACCTCTATTTTCATCAAACATGCTAGTAATAACATTTGTAATAACACCCATCTTTTTAACTTTAACAGGTGGACTAATATATATTGGTACACTAAATGTTAGAGTAGCAATATCAATTTCTGAGTCTACACCAACAGGAACACTTCTATTAGACCATTGTACACTTTCTAAGTTAACAACTGTAATACTAGTCCAATCAATAAAGTTATCAGTGGTTTGTATTTCTAAACTTGGATTAAACAGTACTAATATTTGCTCTAGAATTTGTAACTTTTGATCTGTGTTTGAAGTCCATATATCTACATTTGCTCGCATCATATACGGAGTTGGTATTAGTCTTTCAACTGTATAATTTGGACCTTGGAAATTAAGGTATTCTTGGTTTAAATCATCGTATGCACGTTCTCTAATATTAACGGAACGTGTGTAAGATGCATCTGTTAAGCGATCTTTGTCTAATTCAAGTGCAGTAATATACACTGACATACGTGGTGCGCTTGGTAATTTGTTTTCAGAATTTTCTCTAATAATATTAGCAACTTGTCT